TTAACCAAAATAAGCGATAAGTAAAACGATAACAAAACACACCAGTACCACCACATCGCTCGGCTTCATCTTTTCTTCAATGCGATACGTTCCATACGTACCATCTACCTTCACCAACTTTATTTCTCGTGGCGGTTCATCTTCATATGTGACGTCATCCAAGTCTAATAACAATTCCCCCTGTTTCCCGAAACTGTATAGGTTGATGTCGTTCGGAAGAAACCTCCCCCTCTCGTCGCGCAGGCGGTTCGACACGTCGATTCGTGGCCGATGCATGTTGTTGTAGCTGTGTTCTTGCAACATGCTCAGAAGCAATCGAAGTTTCTCCTCTTCGTGTGGCGTTAACATTGACGTCCTCACCTCCTCTTCTGTTTTCTGGGCATTGTTCCAGCCATAATTCGTGGTCTGTCATCGTCCAACTAGGGCAGGGGAGAGGGACGTCTTTTTTCTGATATTGCTTCAACAGCATTTGAAATTCTTTTGTGTGCGCTGCGGTGAAAAGAGCTGCTCGAATAATTTGATTGCGGTCTAAAGTTGTTGCTCGAAACACAGCATCGACATAATCGCGAAAAACAGGCGCGTATCGGATAGTCGGACGATACACGCTCATTTTGCTGACGTCACCGGAGTTGTTCCGTTTACAATGGCTTCAAGCATCTTTCTCCCCTCTGACGTCAAATAGACGTCTTTCATTTGTAATAGTTGTTGAGCTAATTCTTTTGACATTTACCATTTCCCCTTTCGTTGTTTTGACGTCTAAGCGACGTCTTTGGTACATGTTATGTAGGCTAATAAAGATTTATGAATTAAAAATTCAAAAAAATATGATGATAAATTTCATAAAGGGATTATCCATATGATGTAGAATGCTTAATACGAGGTGTATTCTTATGTTAAAAAGCCGAATTGCTGAGCACATCGAAAAAAGTGGGTATCGGAGAAAATACATTGCGGATAAAATCGGAGTTAGTTATCGTCAATTAGCCAGTTACATTGCTGGTGAACACTATCCGCCAGTCCCAAAGTTATTCTTTTTGGCTAAATTGTTGGGGTGTAGAGTGGACGATTTGTATGAATGGATGGAAGAAAAAACTACTCAAAGTGAGTAGTTTTTCTTCAACAAAATAAAACCCGATCACCATGATCGGTTTTTGTATCAATGGTCAAGCATCCGAACGGATGCCCTCGTTGGAACGGAGCACTTACCAGTACTCTTACTACTAAGTAGCGATTCCACGAGTCAGACAGTCGTATAAAACGCTGTAACCATATAAAAGTGTCAGACAACGCAGACGTTATGGTTGGATGGAATAAAAGCCCTATTGTTAATGCTGTTCTGGAAAGCAATAAAGAATAATAAACTGTCAAATATTATCCCTTACCTTATCCCATCATTCCGATCTGTCGATTTACTATCAAGATAGACAAGGAAACTACTAAAGTAAAGTAGCCCGCTCTGATTCATCACAGAGACGGGCTTTTTATATTTAAAGAAAGTTACTTCACGCGCAATTTTTGCCCGATGCGAATCAAATTCGGGTTGCTAATCCCATTCAATTTCTGCAACGCATCTACTGTTGTATTGTGCTTTGCAGCTATTTTCGATAGTGTATCGCCTTTTTGGACAGCGTATGTCGTTTTCGGAGTTGTCGAAGTACTAGTTTGTTTAGCATCTAACTCCTTATCCGTGCCATATCCCTTGTAATTGTATTGTAGGTGTGGCTTGTCGATGAATCCTTTCCAGTCCCCGCCCCACTCGAAGCCTAATTCTTTAGCTTTTGTGATGGCTTTTTGAATCTCTGGTCGACTGTAGCCATTCCAATCTGTTTTCCCATCCACGACTGGGACGAAATCTAATGCTTGTCCAACCAAGTGGTAAGAGCGCGTCGTCTGTGACTTCCCGCTGGCAACATAATATCGCTGTTGCTCTTCTGTGCGAATCGTTTCATAGATAAGGACGTCGATGCCATTAGCTATGCACCAATTGTACCATTCCATTGCCGCTTTTTTGGTGCGAGGAGCTAGTTTTTCAAGGTTGGCCAAATTTCGTTCATGATAAGTCGGTTTGAACATTATTGCTCATCTCCTTTATCTTGATACCATTTTCCCTCTTTTGGATTCGATACAATTCCTAATAGCACCAAAATTCCTAATATCGCCTGCACATACGCATTGAATTTTTCCGGTGTGATATTCACTCCAGCATCTTGTAGCACCATAAGAAGTAATGACGCCACAGACAACCATAAACCGTAATTTTTAAAGCGTTCCATCATTGCACACCCCCTTTCAACGCCGCAAAAACAATGGCCACGATGCCGCCGACCACCGAAACAATGATTGCGTTTGTGATCGTTCGTCGTAGCCATTTTGTGTCGTCTTTGATTGCTCGAATGTCTTCACGCATATCTTTGATGTTCGATTCTGCGACGGCCAAGCGTGTTTTTACATCCACCATGTCTGCCTCCAATTTTTGAATGCGTTCTTCCATCGACTCACGACCTTTCCGAAAAGAATACAAAAAAGACAGTGAATTGCCTCACTGTCTGCATTAACATTATTTAAGTAGACGTTCCTAATAGTAACTAATCACCTCCCTCACAACGGATGTTTTGAAGAATGCTGGATCCATACCGAATATATCCGCTATGTCGTCTTCGCTACGATCTGCTAGATAAGATGCTGTCGTTGAAATATCGGAATGATTAGCGAGCGATTTTAATTTTTCAATCGGAACGCCATGTCTGTTTAGATTTTCTAAACGACTATGCCGAAAGCAATGTGGGTTGATATGAATTTGTTTATTTTCACGATCACTAAGCATCTGGCTCATTTTCACGCACCAGTAATCAAATGAGGATTTGCTAATAACTTGTTTTTCACCTGACTTTGTCACTCTGACAAATAATTCTTCCAAATCATCATCGCCGCGTTGCTCTAAATACAGCGAAATTAACTGGCGTGTTTCCTCGCCATAATAGAGGCGGAACAGCTTATTTCGTTTTCCCCTCACAATATTAGTATAATACCTGTCAGTAAGTCCTTCTTTCAAAACTTGATAAACCTCATTTTTTCTCGCAGCGCTATAATACGATAACGATAAATAGACCGCTTGAAGATATTCTTTTCTATTGACCAACTCTTCGATAAGCCATTTAATTTGCTCCTCTGTTAAAAACGTAATCTCCCTAACCGGACTTTTCGGTAACCCTCTTACACGCGATCCGATATTGAATTCATAGTCATAGTCATCGTCATTCGAGCGATATTCAAGGGTTGACCGTAAAGCACTTAACAATCGATTTACTCGCGCATTAGAAAGGCCTTGTTCTTGAAAATAAATAGATAAGTTCCGTATTTCCTTTCTTGATAAACACGTAAATTCTTTATTGCCGAAATGTTGATAAATAATATACGCGATAATTTTTAAGTCGTTTTGATACTGCAACAATGTTCCTGGTGATTTACCTTCCGATTTCTTTTCAATTAAGAAATCTGCGATGATCGCTTTGTTTCTCGGATTGACATTTTTGTCATAATCCTTTTGATCTACAATCTTCCGCAT